AGTTATTAAATCTAAACCACAAGTTATGTGATTGTTTTAAAAACTTAGTATTCCTATGACTCATATTAACTTGAGTTAAAGGTATAATTTCATCAGATTGTATATTGTTGCAAATCATCTACTTTCGTATTTTTTACCCAAGATTCAATTAAATTTTTACTAAGTTTAGTATAGTTTGTACTTAAACATCCTACTAATTGTGGTTCTTCATATCCCATTCTACTAAATATGTCCTTTGTACTAGCTATTATTAACAAGGGTGATGACCCATATTGGTACAATGGTCTGTATTCATTTCTAAACCAATATAGCATTGGTGTCTTTGCTCTATTGTCTAAAACTATACTTGCTATACTACCGCCTAGATCATAAGGGTGTTCGTCTCTAAGCATTTGTCTAAGAATTAATTCTGAGTCGTTTTTACCTTTACATTTTAATCCGTATTTCTTTTCCCATGTATTAGGGTCTGCTTGTGAAATAACCCCATTATGAACAACTGCCATATTATCGTAAACTATTGGTTGATTATATTCTAAACTTGAGGTGCTATATCTACAATGTCCTATCAATACCTTTGTTTTTATATTAGGTATTTCTAAATCTGTTGCTGGGTCTGGCACGATTTTATATTTTAATTTTTTATCTTCTATCCAAGCAATGCCTGTTGCATGTTGTCCTCTAATTTTAGATTGTAAAAGAAAGCCTTGTACCTCTTTCATATCTAAAAATTCTTTATCTGATTTAAAACCGATTATTCCACACATTTATGCGTTTAAGCCCTTTCTGTCTATTAGCCTCTTTGCAATTTCTTGTTCTTCTATTGCAGTTTTACAATTAATCATATTTTTTCTGTAATAGCATACAACACTAATTCTTTCATACTTACCTTTAGCTTTTATTTCTGTGTTGCCATGAAACTCATGCACGTCCATAAAACATACATCACCACTTCTTACATCAAAGCCAACTCCATACTTTGGAAAAACTGTATAGCCACCCTCATAATTACCAGCTTGTAATACACCAAGATTACCAAAGCCCTCAGGCAAATCACCTTTATCAGTATGTATTGCAGTTCTAAAGTTTTTGTTTATTGTTATCGTAGTAAAGACTGTGCCTTTAATATAAAAGTCATTGCTTGTTTTATCTATCATATCTTGTTGTGCTTTATATCTTTCAGGTGCAACTTGCTTAAATAAATCTGATATATATTTTATGTATGGATAGCCTTTTTTAAATTTGTCAAATTTCTTTTCATTAAACATTGTTTGTCTGCAGTATGGAAACCTAACTTGTCTATCAAAGAATCCAGCAATTCCACTATCTACTTGTTGAAATGCACTATGGAAACGTGATATAGTTCCATCTTTTTTAATCTTAAATCCTCTTGTTTTACCAGTAGTTTTTTCAGGTACTAGTTCGCCATCTTTATCGTATTTTAGATTCATAGTGTTTGTATTTTTACGATCAGGTGGTACTCCACCAGCAGAACCTCTATTGCCGCCTTTAGCAGTAGCAGTTCTTAAATTCTTGTATGCCTCTTCGCAAATAGATGTTGGTATAACATTTTTTCTAAAAAAGAATAAAGGTGTACCATCTTCTTTATAGCCATCACAATCATAATCTATAATTTTATCGTAGTGATGATCTTGTATAAAATAGCCCTCTAGCTTTTTTATTTCTTGATCTGAATATTTAGGTTTTAGAATTATCGTATGCATTTTTAATTACTTCATATACTGTGTCTGTAAGATTATCAGTTTTTAATTGTTTTTGCAATTCTGTACACCATATCTTAAAATTCTTTTCTGTCTCAGTATTTAAAAATAGTTGCACCATCTTTACATGGGTAACTTGCATATTATCAGGAAACTCTACATTTAAATTTTCTTTAAGTTCTTTTGCATTTTGTATAAATCCTAACTCTTTGTCATTAGCCAAGTTTTCTAATTCTGTTGCATTAAATCCTGTTAAATCTAAATCAAATGTACTGTCTTGTAATACATTTAGTTCTTCTGCTAATAATTTGTTTTGCCATTTAGATTCTTCACCTGATCTATTGTCCATTATTCTATAAGCTACTGCCTGTTCTTTAGTTAAATCCCTTACGATAATGTTTGCCTTTTTTTTNCCAAGTTGTTTCATNGCTTTCCANCTTGTATGTCCAGCAAGTATGACGTGATTTTTATCAACTACTATTGGTGANTTNTANCCAAACTCTTTNATTGANTTCATTACTTTTTGTACTGCCTCTGCTGATATTTCTCTTGGATTGTTTTTATAAGGCTTAATTAAGTCTATATCTATTTCTTGCATTTCTATCATAGTTCAACCTTTCTCATTGTTTTTACACAACCTCTTGGAAATACATTTATATCACTAAAGGTTGTTTGATCTTCATCATAACTAGCAAACGATATAACTTGCTGTTTATCTTTATAAAAGATGTATCCTTGAGTTACCATTTTTGCTGGTTCCATGTTATGTAAAGATTTTTTATCGTGATGACCACTGTCGCCTATTATATCATGCCACTTAATAATGTAAAAATAGTATTTTTTTTTATCAAGTATAACATGTTTGTATTTATGTTTTTTTCTAACTTTAATGTTTTTTTTCATAATCGGCATCTACAATAGCTTGATATAGTTCTACTCTTGCTTTTAATCTAGCATTTTCGATTGATAAAGCTATTATCCTACGTCTCGCAAATCTAAATATACGCAATATAGCTTTAAGCATCTAATATCATGTGTTCTTTGTCATACCGATCTATCTTATATTGTTTATTATCTTTTTTGAAGTAGTTAAAATTGTCCTCAGAATGAGTAAAATCAAAGCCAAGCCTAGTCATTTTATCTATAATGGTAGCTGAGTCGCTTTTTCTTTCATCTTTCTCGTCTATTTCCCATCTTCTTTGATGTAGCCAAGTACTGAAATGTGGCACAAATTTGGCTTCAATATCTTTCATTTGAGCATTGTAAATTGTTGCTATTTCTTTAATAGACAATGAAATTATGTTGTCAAGTTTACACCATATTTTGTATGCCTCAAATTTTGAACCTCTTTTAATACTTAATTTCTTCCATAGTTCTTCAAAGTGTTCGTCATATATATTCTTATTAGGTTTAGGATTAGGATTAGGTATAGGAGCCATCGTTTTGCCACTGGCAGAATGCTTGGCAATCGCACCTAGCTTTCCTGCTCTTGACCTTTTTGCGTACTTTTCTGTAAGATATTGGTGTTCCTCAACTACCCTTTTGTTAGACCATAATTGATTACCATCTTCACTTTTACCAGACTTTATAAAAAACTCTCTTAAAATACTATCAACTGTAAATTCACACTCTGCTGATTTACATTGACATATCCTATGTGCCTGATGTGCTGTAAAAGGCTTTGCATTTTTAGTCCAATGAAAGTTTAAAAGCCTTGTGTATATTCCTACTTCTTCGTTTGTTAAATGTACTGTTTCTGCAATAAACGTATCTGTAAACAGTTGCATAGCATGAAACTTAGTTACTACCTTTTCCGACATAAAATAATTGCTCCTTTTCTAGTTGTTGTATTTTAACATTTGTTTCTTCGAGTAATTGTTTTTCTGTACCGAATTTTTTCTCGAAAACCGATTTATTCAAATGTATTGATTCATTACCCATATTGTGATGACTTGGACACAATGGGATTGTATCTTCGTGACTAGGTCTTAATGATAAACCTGTATTTTTTCTTATATGATGTATTACAGGTTCATTTCTACCACAGGCGATACAGCCTATTTGACGTAACGTATCAAATCTTTTTTTATCTTTTTTCTTCATACAAAAGTATTAACTTCTTGCCATCGAAATAATATCCATTTACTTTTCTCTTACGAGATTTTTTCTTGGATTTTTTCGGCATGTTTTTTGATCGCTTCACACTCAGAATTTATATCCTTTAGTTTGTTGTCAGGTTTTTGTACATCATCTTTTTCTACAAGTTCACCTAATCTGATCATTTTTAATAATCTTTTAAATGCCCTTCTAATATGTACATCAGTCATATCTGATACATAAATCCATTGATTTTTTGATCTTGAAAAGTATCGTTCTTCTGTTCTATCTTCTGTGATTATTTCATTGTCATTTAGCGACATGAATTAACTCCTATCTTTAAATGTTACTACAATATGAATATCTTTAGCATCGTGTCTATGCCAAGCATCATTTAATTCATCTATCAGATTTAAGAATTGTTTTCCAGTAATACATTCTTTAGATGTTAATTTATGGGTAAGATTTTCTTTTTTCGTATATTTACCATTTTTCCATTCTTTGCCGTATGAGTTTACCTCATATTTATCTATATGTATCATATTAGCCTTTCTTGGTTAGGGTTAGGTGGTGTCCAAGGTTTCCAATCAAAGTCAATTAGCTTATATTCCTTACCATTAAACTTTGATGTAAAACTTTGTTTTGTTATTTGTCTAGCTTTTTTAAGGTTGCCATAAGGAATAATCATAAACTCTTTACCATGCGTAATGCCTAAAGAATCTTTATTTCTTAATGCTTTTTTATAAATGTAATCTCTTACACTTACCTTACCACAAAAAATTTTATCAACTGTTACTTTTATCATTATTATATACCACAAAGTTAGGTCTGTAATTGTTATAAAAATACAAAACATTCACTTTTAGTTTTTCTGCAATTTTACCAAGTTTTTCAGCAGACACTCCATTTGTTCCTTTCTCGTACTTTTGAATTTGTTGGAAAGTTACCCCAACACTTTCAGCTAGATTTGATTGTGTCAAACCAAGTGTCAATCTTCTTGACCTAATCTTTTTGCCACAAGCACAATTAAATGACTCGTCCATTTTTACTCCTATGATGTTGATTGTTTGGTGGCGAGAAATCGGTTAAAAAACTCGCCACTCTAACTAGAAAGGGAGGAATTTTCAAATAAAGAAAAAAGCCCTCATTGATTCGAATAACCGATTTTACCATACGAATCAATTATAAAATAGGTTGTGTTAAAAAAAAGCCTTATTATTTGCCTGATAGTGTGTTTTTTGCCTAAATAATTGTTTTTGCTTTTTTCGTCAAATTTGGCATAGTACGAATCAAAGACTAGTTTATAATCGGTTATCGTCTCTAAACATATAAAAACTTGATTCAGTGCTTTGAGAGGTAATTCTAAGTTTAACCTGAGATGCGACAGTCGGATCATTTTCCTTGCAATACGTCGTTGGACTCTAACTCAAAGAAAGCCACGCAGAGTGATGGTTCAAACCTACTTTGTAGAACGTATGTAGCCGAAACAAATATTATTTGTCTAGCTATCGTGTCTGATAGCTACTGATGAGGCAGACCCTCGTTAACTCTAACTAGAAAGAGGTTACCATGAAAAAAGGTAATGAAATAAAAAACGTACTAAAAATGCTTGAAGAAGATGCTAAAAGGATAGATGACTATATCGTTCCTTTAAAATCTTTTGAAGTACTTAGTACAGAACGATACCCTAATTTACTAATCAGTGAAAGAATTGATAGTTCATCAGGTATCGAACTAAAAATGACTGACCATTCAATCGGTCAGTTATGTCACAAATTAGAAATCGGTACAAGCTACATAAGAAAATGCCTACCATTTCCAGAGTTAGTGACAAAAAATCTAAACCATTGGATAGAGCATACTAAAAGTAGAAATCTTATGGTTAGAACTAAAGATGATACTGCAAGAGCAATATTGTCTGATCGTTATAAAAGAATAGATAACGAACTTGTAGCAGTTAAAACTCTTAAGATGCTTTGGAATATGGGTGCAAAGCCAGAGTATTGTAGCTACAATGGTGATCAATTAAACATCACTGCAACTTTACCAAAGTTAAAAGGTGAAGTACAGAAAGATGACTTGGTTACTGGTGGTGTTACTATTACTAATTGTGAAGTAGGAACTAGTTCATTAAAGGTTCAACCCTTTGTGTACAGACTAGTTTGTACTAATGGTATGGTTGTTCCTGAATATCTTGGAACATTCCTTGCTAAGCACGTTGGTAAAAAACTAGAAACACCTGATGCCGACGAACAAGGTACTATCGTTATTGATCGTATGCTTGAACAGATGAAAGCATTAACAGACCCTAAAGTATTTGAAAATATTTTAGGTGATATGCGATTTGCTCAATCACAGCACGTTCAATCAAACGAGATAGTAAAACTTGCTAAAACTAATAGCTTGTCTGACTGGGAGAGAGCAGAAATATTTACTAGACTTGATAAAGTCTATGGCGATGTTTTTACTACTGACAGATATGCTTTAGGTAATGCAATAACTAACCTTGCAAATAGTGACGATGTTACAGATGACAGAGCAAGATTCCTTCAAGAACTTGGTGGAACTGTTATGTTTTGGAACACTCCTAACTATGCAAGAAACTAATAACAAATATTGGTGGGGTGGCAACACCTCACCAAAGAAAGGTAACTATGTTAATAGGAAATAAAACTCCTAAAGAATGGTTTGAACTTATTGAGAAATATGAGAACCACATTATAGTATTTTTTGTAGGTTTCTTATTAGGGTTCTTGATATGACTTTCAAATTGAAAGATTGGAGTACTAAAAGAGTAGATGCTATAAATAGACTTTCTAAAAAAAAAGGTTATCCTTGTAGTGACAACAGTCCTTTTTTTGATGAATACATAGCAATACAAAACAGTAAAGCTAAAACTAAAAAAGAGTACAAGGAAGAGAGGAGGAAAAATGCGATTGTTAATCGTTTTGAGTCTGTTATTCGTAANTGCTTGTAGCTATAAACCTATCGTTGATACTGGTGGTAGATCAGGTACTTTCTCTAGTGATCGAGCAAGTAAAATTACTGACGATACAAATTTGTGTCATCAGGAAATTACAAAGCATGTNAATATGGTAGAAAACGTATGGCACTGGGCTTGGTCTTTAGAATCAGAAACTAAATACAAAAAAATGATGAAAACGTGCATGACTAAACGTGGTCATTCTGTTTTGTTCTAGGAGGTCTGATGGATAAAAAACAAAAAAATTCTATAATGTTAAATGGTCTAGTTGGTGTATATAAAGAAACACCAAAAGTAGATTTATTTAACAATATTATAGGAATTAAGCTGAAGAAGATTCGGCTTGATAAAGGTATAACTGCAGANGCAGTTGTACACGACACTGATGCTTTCAATAGTATAAATGGTTTGTATAAGTTTGAAAAAGGCATCATATCAGTTTACAANNTAATGGTTCTTTGTAACTATTANNATGTTAAAATTGATACAATTTTACAAACCCTAACNAGAAAGGAGGNCAAATGCAAAAATTCCCATTAAAATATGAGGACATTGATTTGTATTTTGATCCTGTAAANCACGTTTATAAAGTNAATGGAAAAAACGTGCGATCTGTGACTGGTGTAACTAGCGAGGGTGTNCCTAAAAAGGCATTAACCGATTGGNTAGTTAATACACCTATGNNTGANGCNAAGTCACAACTAAACAAACTATTAGACGAGGGTAANAAACTTGATCGAGTTACACTTGAAAGAGTATTCCTTGANTCTTCTNAAAAGACAGAGAAGATAAAGGTTGATGCTGGTCTAGTAGGAACTGTCGTTCATGGTCTAGTTGAAGACTATTTGAAAGGCAAAGAACTCCCTGAACAAACTGACAAGAAAGTAATAGCTTGTTGGAACACTTTTATAAAGTGGTGGGATAAACAAGAGTACACACCAGTTGAAATCGAGAAAAAGATATACTCGAAAAACTTTAACTATGCTGGTACTCTTGACCTTGTTGTAAAAGACAAGGAAGGCAAACTTGTTTTGATAGATGTTAAAACAAGTAATGGTATATCGTTTGACTATCACTTGCAATTAAACGCATATGCTTTCGCTTACACTGAAGAAACAAAGAGTGCTATTGATAAAGCATTAATAGTACGTCTGCCAAAGCAAGGTGGTAAGATTGAAGTTGTGGACGGTGTAATTAGTAAAACAATGTTTGATGCTTTTTTAAGTGCTAAGTATATGGCACATGCTTTAAAAGAGTATGCAAACTTAACTTAAGGAGAATCTGATGGCTTATAATAATAATAGACCACAGTACAACAATAACTATCCTAAAAAGAACTATGCAAGTTCTTCAACAGATAGTAAGGGTGGAACTGCAAAGTTGCTTTCCACAAAGAAAGATGGTTGCATTTTAGTTGTAGAACTAAATAACCAAAACCTAGTGTTAAAAGGTTTTTGGAACAACCAAGTTAATGGGTGGAAGTTATATTCTTACTACGATAAGACTAAAACTAATCCACAATTTAACAAGCCTAAATATGAACAACAAGGTAATGGTGAGCCAGTTCATATTCAACAATGGAAGAATAGTCCTGCACCTGAACCAACGGACTTTAATCCTGCAGAGTTAGACGATGAACTCCAAGGTAGCTAAAAATACTGAACAAGGCGATGTGCCATGGTCTCTTACCGACTTTGAGAGAAATAAACCAAAGGCATTTAACCCTGACGAGATCAGTAACTTTTTAAACTATCTTGATAGAGAACGAGATAAAGCTGAGGTTAAATTTGATAGCTATAAAGATCAAGTTAACGAGCAGTTTGATTATGTAGTTTTAGAAAAGCTAGATAAAAACAAAGTCTCTATTGCACAAGCTAAAGCACAAGCCACACAAGATAAAAGATACTTAGATGTAAAAGAAGAATACAGAAAAGTAAAACTTAATCATTTGTATTGGAAGTCTTTAGCAAAAAATGGTTGGAGTCATTGTGATAACTTGAAACAGTTAGCCATAAATGATATAGCTATATCAAAACTATCTAAATAATAGTTTTCTGGTGAGGCGAGAAATCGCCTCATCAACTAATGCCAAGTAATTTCAAACTGACTTAAATCGTCTCTTTCAGTAATTTTCTTAAACGTCCATTCGTGATGAACTTGATCAATCCCCTCACTATCTTTTATAGCTTGTACTGTACTANTTACTTTTGGAAAGTTAGGATANATGTCTATAAAATTTAATACGATGTANTGTCCTAAAGGTTGTCCTTTAGTTTCTACNTGTACTTCTAAAAATGTAATGACAGCATCTATCATTACTCATAGTACTACTTTCTTTTAATAATGTCAGCACCTTTAAGACCATAGATCGCACTGACTACTCCTATAAATAATGCTTGATACCAAAATGGCATGTTGTTAAATTTATCAAAAAACATATCTACTTTAGCCATAATGTCAGGGTCGTCTGAAAAGATAGACCATATTAATAACATCACTGGAGCAGATACAAGTATTAATACAAATTCGTCTTTCCAGCCCTGTTGATTATCTTTTATAACTGCTTGTTTGTACTCGATCTCACCTTTAGCCATTTTCTCGTAATGTAATCTTTGTGCCTGTGATTCAAGCATTTTACTTTCTCTACGATTTTGATAAATCTTTGCACCTAATTTTAATCCACCTGAAAGAACATTAAACCACATCTTTATCTACATAGTCTTTTAACATTGTTAAGCAATGTATAGCTTTATCTATGTCCTCTTTTCTTGTTTTTTTATCTTTGTTTTTTATTAAACATCTTGTTGCATATTTAATTACTTTTGTTTGACAAGCATTGAGATTGTTCTGCATACAATAGTCAATAGGTTGGATTTTTAGCTTTGTGTACCAATCCCCAGCAACTTGGTCAGATAACGATGAAATCTGCTTCTGCGAGCCTCTATGGGCTTTTAAAAGGGTCTTTTTTAGCTTGTTTATACTCATACTATCTTTTTTATCCAATCACCTTTATCATTTAATACTAATGGAAGCAAACGAGGAATACCATCTAAAATTATTCCACAACCCAAAATGAACCTAGTCTTAAAATTTTTTGCGTAATGAAAAGCCATGCTTTTTTGGTTGATCATACAACCTACGTTCATAGAAAAAAATAGGTTATCAGGATTAGCCCAGTAGCTAATTAAAAACTTCGTGTGATAATGTCCCTGTACAGCACTCATTCCCATAGTTTGAGATACTTTGAGGACATCGGCTGAACGACCATGCGTAAAAAAACATCTTTGTCCATTTGACATTGTAATTGTTAAATCATCTACCCAGTTCCATTTTTTTGTTCCAAGAAAGTCGCCATAATCTTTTAAGAACTCTCTACTCATACCATATTTAATTGCACGTCTATAAACTAAACTACTATGGTTTGAATCTACTTCTGTAACTTGTGGGTAAATAGATTCTAGTTCTCTTACATATTTTCTAGCCATTGTAAGTTCGTGTCCAGCAGAAGCTAGATCAGGGTCGTGTGTATGCATACTTATTGCGTGAAAGTCTAATAGATCACCTATGTTAATAACTCTATCAGGTTTAAATTCTTTTTTTATTTCTGCTAAAAATTTAATTGCATCCTTGTGTTGATAAGGCAAATGCATATCGCTAATTACTAAGATACGTTTGTTCATACAAGGATTACTTGTACAACTATTTAGTGATAATGTAAAGAAATTGAGTGATGACTGCAAAACCTACTGCACCTAGTCCATAAAGAACTCGGTCAATATCTTTTTGCATATGTTTAAGATGGTTGTTTTGAATTGTGTCAATTTTTTGATTGATCAATTTCATTCGACCATCAAGTTCTATAAACTTTTCATTTGTAGTTTTTGGTTTGCTCATTTTCTTCTTTTTCGTTTTCTTCTCAAATCAGTATCATGCTTTCTACTACCTCGCAAGAAACTATTGACTCTACCCATTGACCAAGCCGCCATAGAAGTTCTAGGTCTAGAGCCTGATGATAGAAATGCACCTTGACCTCTACGATAAACCTTTGCTAATTGTCCGTATGTAATACTTTTTCTTTTCTTTGCTTTGTTTCTTAGAACTGTTCTGACTCTTGCTGATAAGGGTCTTGCCATTATTTTACTCTCGCTTTAAACATTGATCTTGGTATTCTTCCACCTGATTTGTAGATTGCAGACATTCTTTTTATAAGACTTGCTCTTGATGATCTTTTGCTACCTTTCAATCCTGAAAGATATTTTTTAGGCAATCCTGTCTTTTTATCTTTTGCTACGCTTTTTCTTCTTTTTCTTTTTTTTGACATATCTCTTTTTCATTGATCTTTTATTCATCATTACTGATAAAGTTGATGTTGTTGTAAATCCACTCATCTTTTCTTTTTTCTTTTTCTTTTGTGTGCTGAATTTTTCATCAACCGCCCATCAGGCATATAATGATACCCTTTAGGCGGCTTTTTTCTTCTTTTAAGCATTATCTTCTTTTCTTATTTTTTTTCTTTTTCTTTTTCTTCTTTTTCATTCCATGTCCATAATGATACGGCATATTATTCTACCACCTTTCCACCTGACCATTTCATTTCAGGTAATCCATTTGTATATTTCTTGCCATCAAAAGTCAAAACTTGTTTACGATTTGAACCCTCACTAAAGCTACAATGTACCCAACCTTTTTGATCATCGTCAGGACAATAGTATTCTAATATTAATTGATCAAAGTCGCAGTTTGCCTCAATGAAATATGCTACTTTAATATTTGGTACACCAATCACTTCAAAATCACATGCCTCACCTTTAGTGTGCTGACTAGTTTTTTTACTACCAATAGCCTCACAAAGTTCAGCACTACGATAACCTGATGTAACTACGACTGGCTTGTCATACTTTACTCTAACTTTTTCAAGTACTGCATAACAAACATCAGTCAAATTTTTTATTTCTCCTGAACCAGCTTTATTTTTGATACCCATACGAGTAGCTGTCATGCTCTTTTCAAACTCCTCGAGTTTAAAATGTTTTGAAAGTTGCATTATTCTGGTTTAGTTGGAAAAATTTTATTCTTGGCTTTAGCTTCAGTATTCACACCATCAGTAATGTCTCTTAAATCTTGACGATATTTTTTCATATCATCAGACATAGTTACATCAGATAAACCATAGTGATCTGTTTCTTTAAGCAAAGAATTTCTCTTTGATCTTAAATTTGCCATTGCTCTATCTTTTGCACCAGCTTCCCAAGCCGCTTCTTCTGCGTCTCTTGCCGCTTCTTCTTCTGCTGTGAGTTGAACTCTCTCACCATTTA